CTTCCGCACCAACTTTAACAGGAGCTGGTGACATTGGTTTTAAAGTAGGAACTGCAACAGGTGGGGCTCAATTAGTAACTGCAATCACGGATCAAATTCTTGATGGTGGAACTACTGTTCCTGCAGGAGCTGGTTACAATTTAACATTAATAAACACAACTGGAAGTGATGCATCACCTGCAGCATCTCCAGCTGCTAACGTTTCTGGCGCAGCAAGAAATATTTTCTTGCAAATTACAAACACTGTGAACGCATCAGCTAACGGTAACTTTAGATTTATTTTAAACATTCAACAGTTTTAATAAATAAAATTAGTGGCTCCTTCGGGAGCCACAAACAAGAGGAGATTAAATGGCAGCAAAAACTGACATACAAGCCACAAGATCAGATGCAGCAGCTGGAGCTTCGGCTATAATCGCTGCTCCTGTAAGGTTAAGAGGTATAATTATTGCCTCTGATGGCACTGGTGCTGGAACTCTAGAACTAACAACTACTTCAAATACTGGAACTACTATGTTTCAAGCTGATGTACCATCAGGTGATGTAATTAATTTTAATTTTCCTGAAGATGGTATTCTGTTTCCAAAAGGTATTTTTTGTAAAACAAAGACTAAAGTTACAGCTTATACTTTATTAACTGATAAATTTTCAGGGCCTAACTTAACAACAACTAACAAATAATTATGAGTGGTGGCGGAAGTTTTACAAGCGACCAGTCGGTTGCCCATGTTACCTCAACGGATCAAATGGTTCCTGTAGGTGGCACGGGCAAAACAAATCGAACAAGGTTAACTTCCGTCCAAGCAAAAGGAGCTACAAACGGATCTATTATATTTAGATCTGGTGGGAGCTCAGGAGATGTTGTTGCAACATTTTTATTTGATACAGAGGGCTTAGATTTATTCGTGCCTGGATCAGGTATATTATTTAAAGATGGTATACATGCAACAGTGGCGAATACAGGTGGTGTTACAATAACTTTCACGTAGGATATTTATGTCAAACTTTAGTAAATTAAAACTTTTACCAAAAGTGCAGATTACAGGAGGCACCAATAAATATGGTCCAGTAACACATAAGAAAGAGAGTAGAAATTATGAAATTTCTGGCTCTTATGATGTGTATGATAAAAATGATACAAAGATAACACTTACAGGCTCTTATGGAAAATCATCTGGCAAAGATAAATTTAAAACACCTGGTGGCGAATTTGTTTTTGAAGGAGAGAGTGATCCAAAAAAATTTCTAGGTATTAAAATTTCAAAAAAATTTAAAAGAGGTGGAGATACAATGCCACCAAGAAACAAAAAGAATTTTAGATCAACTAAATCTGGAGCAGGTATGACTGCAGCAGGAGTTGCAAGATACAGACGTGATAATCCTGGATCAAAATTAAGAACAGCAGTTACTGGTAAAGTTAAACCAGGATCTAAAGCTGCTGCAAGAAGAAAATCATATTGTGCAAGATCAGCAGGACAAATGAAAAAGTTTCCTAAAGCTGCAAAAGATCCTAACTCAAGATTAAGACAAGCTAGAAGAAGATGGAAATGTTAATATGTTCTTCTTGTGGACACCCTTGTCATTGTAAAGGTGTAGGTCCTTATTTTAATACTAACCAGTGCTTGACAGTGGTAGACTGCGGATGTTTAAATTGTATACATGAAATAATAAAGGAGAGAAACATGATAAAAAAAATAAAAGACAAAGCTATTCATTATTGGGCAAACCATAAGATTGAATCTATTGTGTTTGTAGTTTTAGTCGTTGCTTTAATAGTGAAGTAATGAATTTAGTAGATTTATTAAAAAAGAATATTGTTATGGTTCCGGTTGTGGCTTCGGTCTTAGTCGGAACTTTTACAGGGGTTCGTTATGTCGTTAACCTTACAGATAGTATCAACGGATCAGAGCAAGAAATAATAAATTTACAAAGAGATCTCAAACAAGCCCAAAAAAATGTAGCAGAAATTAATACAAGATTGTCCTCTGCTGAAGCAACATGGCAGATGGCAGAAAATTTATACAGACAATTAGCCGATGAAGTTAGAGAGCATGCTTATGATATTAAGGATTTAAGCAGATAGGATTTATGAATCATGGAGAACGCCAGGATGAATTATTTTTTTACAGCACTATTGATAGCTTTAATTTGCATGCTAGCAATCTTCGTGGAGCCTGCGTATCCTAGAAATGAGTATCTCAATGACGGTACTAATACTTGTAGTACTGGCTCTTTTGACATATCGGTTGAACAAAGGGATTCGGAAAATAGGTATAGACACAATAATCCTGATAATAATTATAATAGCCCTTCTGATGATCAATCGATTAGATTTACTTGGAGAAAGTATTTAGGTTCTGCCTGCACAAAAGAGTTTAGAAAAGTACAAACAGAAAATGCACAATTGAAACAACAATTGGAGCTGATGAAAATGTGTGGAAAAGTTAACAATAATCCCACTATTAAACGTAATCCAAACTTCGCATTGCTAGTAGAAAAATGTTCTGGTATAATTATACCTGAGAACAAGAAACCTGAAGGAAGCCATTGGGATGATCTTAAAGATGATTACAAAAAAGAAAATCCTGATGTAAAACTGATGGGAGATAAAATTATACAATGAAAATATCTGAGAACACTTCGGTGAGTATGCCTATTAGGAACATGCTCATGATAATCGCAGGTGTCGTGGCTGGCGTAATCGCCTATACCGAACTGACTGGGAGACTGACTTCGTTAGAGACATCACGTGAGTTGTTTGAAAATGATTTACTTAAAAAATCTGAGCAAGTCCCCGTAGATCAGGAACAACTATTTTTACTAGAAGATCTTTATTCGTCTGTAGAAAAAATTGAAATAAGAATTGAAGATATGATGCACAATAAAGTTAATATAGAATTTGTAACAAAACAATTAGAAAAAGCTTTAAAAGATATAGAAATATTAAAAGATAAGGTAAGAGCAAATGGAGGTCATCAATGACAGAGATGGTGATTGCTTTGCTTATGATTATAGGAGGAGAGATTAAGGAAGCTCGTATTCAAACTTCCATGTCTGAGTGTCTTAAGGGGGCACGTGTGGCAAAGCGTGGGCTAGCAATTGGTGGTAACGTAAAATATCAATGCATAAAATCTATGGCAGAGCTTGAATCAAATATTGACGGAAGTAAAAGTATAAAAAAATTAATTCTTAAGTAATGGCATATTTAAATGCGAATATACCACCAATTTATTGTAAGATAAGAAAGGAATATTTGTATGACATGGATGAAGAATATAAAGGACAGTCTGGTGATTGTGTTATCTTTGGTATTACTTCCATTTCAGGTCGTGCTATCTTATTTAATATCATGTTACCCAACGGTGCGTGTTATTGGAGGTTGCCTATCTCAGCGTTTTTCCAAAAACATCTTTCTAGATCCGAAGTGCCGGATATGCAGCCACACGAGTTGGAATTGTGGAATTGTTTTAGTTATTGGCCTAGTGTTCATTGCTTTGATTGGTTGGATGGTCTAAATGGCAAATACTTGGGCCTTGATAAAAAATTTTATCATGGAAAGTATTTATTCACTATTGATTGGGCTCACCCTGATACTAACATCTTGGATACCGAACATTCTGAAATACCTCAAGAACATAAGTGTGCACACATTTTGGCTCTTAATAACGGTAATTATGCAGCTCAGCCTAATAATCGTTGCCTTTGGCACGTTAACAGTTATACTACTGATAGCAGCTGGCCTGACTATAAAGTCCAAACTACTTATTGGGATGCAGAAGATAATGAAATGGTAACTGAGGACTCAGACAGAATGTTTTACGAAATGCATGAAAAAAATAAATAGATTTTTTGAAGGTACATTTAAAAAAGAATATTTTTTCATGGAAGGCGAAATAGATTTAGATTCTAAATCTCTTATAGAAAAAATTCAAACTGGTATTAAAGATCCATCTAATAAAAACGATATAACAAATGTAAATGGTGGAATGACAGACTGGCAATATTTTATGAATGACCCAGAGATTGGTGAAATCATAGTAAATATTCTTAATGAAATTGAACAACAAGTAGCATTACCAAAATATAAAATACATGAAGTATGGGGAATAGAAATAGGATTTGCAGGCAGTACAAAACAACATAATCATTCTCCTTGTGTATTTTCAGCTATAATTTATTTAAACGATGTAGAACAAATACTATATTTTCCTCAAATTAAAAAAGAAGTAAAAACAACAAGAGGTAAATTTGTTATATTTAGTGGAGATTTAGATCATTATACACATAGGAATTTAACACACACTAAAAAATATGCTATTGTATTTAATTCAAAAATAATAAAAGGATTTTAAATGAATTTATCTCGTAACTTTACTCTTTCAGAGCTTACTAAAAGTGATACTGCTATACGTAAGGGAATCAACAATAATCCAAACGCAGAACAAATAGAAAAATTGAAAGCACTATGTGAAAATATTTTACAGCCAGTACGAGACCATTTTGGTAGAGTAAAAATCACCAGCGGATTTCGTAGCGTAGAATTATGTGTTGCAATAAATAGTTCAGCAAATAGCCAACATGCAAAAGCTGAAGCCGCAGACTTTGAATGTGTTGGTGTAGACAACGCTGAACTTTTTGATTGGATAAAATCAAACCTGCAGCCAGATCAGCTGATCCTCGAGTTCTACACTCCTGGCGAACCTAATAGTGGGTGGATTCACGCTAGTTGGGTGCCTGACACGCCAAGAGCTAGTTTTTTACATGCATTTAAACAAGATGGCAAAACGCAATACAAACCTATTCTTGGAAAAGCTAAGGATATCGTTTAATCCAATAGCCAAAAATCTAAGGTCTAGATCATTTAAACATAAAGTGGTACAATCAAAGAAGTTGTACAACCGCAAAAAGGAGAAACAAACCATTCTCAAAGCGGCCGCTAAAAAGGAGGACTGATGGCAAAACAAGGACCCTGTTGGGACGGATACGTTCAAAAAGGTATGAAGAAAAAAGGTAGTAAGATGGTGCCTAACTGTGTGCCTGCTGGTAAGAAAGTAATGAAGGCTGCCATGGGTAGAGCTGCATTCTCTGAAACAACATCAAAAGCTCCTGGAACAAGGATGAAAGAAGAACCTTACATTGGTTCCTACATGCATTCAGAGCTAGCAGGTAAGAAAGTTAACAATCCAAGTCTAGCAAAATATTATGGACCATTGCTTAAAGGATTTAAAAATGACTAAAAAAGATATTAAAATTGTAGATCTTATTGAAAGGTTTGGAAGACCAAGAATTGTAAGAGCTTTAACTAAAAGAAAATTTACAAATAAAAAAAGAGTTGAACAAAGAAAGACAGGCCAAAAGCATATGGGATTTAAAAAAGGTAAAAAAATAATAGTACCACCAAAAAAACCTAAATTTCAATCAGAAGCTGATTTACCAAGATCTATGAAAATAGATACCACTACAAGTGCTTATGGAGATGCTGGTAAAGGTAGACCTGTTCCAAGTTTTGAAAAAAGTAAACCAGGAAAAAAAACTGGTGGTTTAGTTGATTACTACAAGGATATTTTATAATGGCAACATCAGGAACTACAAGTTTTGATCTTAACATAGATGATATTATTCAAGAAGGTTATCAAAGATGTGGGGTAACAACAAACTCAGGATATGATCTGCGATCTGCAAGAATTAGTTTAAATTTATTATTTGCAGAATGGGGTAACAGAGGTATTCACTTATGGAAAGTAGAGCTTAATGAAAAAACGTTAGTTTCAGGTCAAGCCTCTTATACGGTAGACACAGACGTAAGTGATGTTCTAGAAGCTTTTATATCTTCTACATTAGCTGCAAGTAATAGTTCTTCAACCCAAGATGTGTCTCTTACTAAAATAGACAGATCAGCGTATGCTGCAATTCCAAACAAATTATCTACAGGCACACCATCACAATATTATGTAGATAGACAAACAACACCTATTATCAATTTATATCAGACACCAGATTTAAATACTTATACTGCACTCAAATATTTTGTTTTAAAAAGAATTGAAGACGCTGGTGCTTATAGCAACCAAGCAAATGTTGCATATAGATTTCTGCCATGTATGGCTGCAGGTTTAGGGTACTACCTTGCTATGAAAAAAGCACCTCAATTAGTTCAACAAAACAAACAAATATACGAAGATGAAATGAAAAGAGCTCTTGATGAAGATGGACAAAGAACTTCTACATATATTAGCCCACAATCATTTTATCCGTCAGGAATTTAATTATGGGAACATACGCAACAGGAAAAAGATCAAAAGCAATATCTGACAGATCAGGTATGGAATTTCCATATGAAGAAATGGTCAAAGAATGGAATGGATCTTTAGTTCACTATACGGAGTTTGAACCAAAGCACCCGCAGATACGTAGAAGAAGAACCACTGCAGATGCTATTGCACTACAAAACCCAAGAGTAATGAAATTTCAACAACCTAGTCAAGAATTTTTAGCAGATAAAGATGCTACTATATCTGATTCAGGTGGAGCTTCAGTTGGTGTGGCTAATTTAAGTTTACCTGGACAGTTTGCATTTAGAACACAAGAATTTCCAGTAATAAGAAATGGTGTAACAACCATAATGCATTCTATGATACCTGAAGATCCATCAATACAAAATATTAGAAGACAAGCTGATCTCGTGGTAGGTAAAGTGGAGGTAAGTATAACATAATGGCAATAACTCACTCTAATTTTTTGACACAAGTAAGAAACTATACTGAAGTAGGTAGCACAGTTTTGACTGATGCAATTATACAAGATTTTATAAGATCTGTTGAATTAGATGTAGCAGGAAAGGTTGATTATGATGATCTTAGAAAATATGCTACTTCTACATTTACTGCTGGTAACAGAGCTGTATCTATGCCTTCAGATGTTTTGATATTAAGATCTGTAGAACATGTGGGATCAAGTGGAACAAGAACTTTTTTAGAAAAAAGAGATATTAGTTTTATATCTGAATTCAATAGTACGGGAACACAAGGAACTCCTAAATATTTTGCAAATTACGATGATTTTAATATTTTAGTTGCACCCACGCCTGCAAATGCGAGTACAGTCCAAATTAATTATATTAAAGATCCACCAAATTTCACTTCAACTAACAATACTTTTTTGTCTACTTATCAAGAGTCCATGTTGTTACATGGTGTATTGGCTGAGGCATTTAGTTTTTTAAAAGGACCGGATAATCTATACAACCTGTATAATTCCAAGTATAGTGAAGAGATACAAAATTTTGCCCTACAACAAATGGGCAGAAGAAGACGTGCGGAGTATGATGATGGTGTTCCAAGAATTAAAATACCGTCTCCATCTCCAAACACAACTGTTTAAAAAGGAGAAAAACAATGGCAATAACAACTAATGCAATCTGTAATTCTTTCAAAAAAGAATTACTTGAAGGCGCACATAAATTTCAAAACCCAGGTGGTAGTACATACAAATTAGCTATGTTTACTAACTCTGCGAGTTTAGGAAAATCAACAGTAGGATACGCAACATCTAATGAAGTATCCTCACCATCTGGATACACAGCTGGTGGAAAAGCTCTTGTCAATGTGGGAACATCATTAGCAACAAATACAGCAATAACTGATTTTGCTGACTTATCGTTTGTTGGTGTAACCCTTACTGCAAGAGGAGCTTTGATTTACAATACAACAACTGCTGGTGGATCAAATACCACTGACGCTGTTGCTGTATTAGATTTTGGCGGAGATAAAACTGCAACTTCAGGAACTTTTACAATTCAGTTCCCTGCATTCACTACTGCAGCCGCGATTTTAAGAATAGCTTAATAGAGAGATTCCGGTGCTATGGCTGAACGTATTTATACAGTAACCGTAGCATCGGGAGATCTATATGGCGGAGGAACAGGCAACGTCTTTTATTTGGATGGTGCCAGAAACGCTACAGGCCCAGGAACTGTATCTTGGGTTGAAGGTGGTACTTTAAGATTTGAACAAAGTGCTGCAAGTAATGATAATCACCCATTAATTTTTTCAACCAACACTAGCACCTCAGGTATAATATCATCTGGAGTTACTTACTATCTTGATGGAAGCAGTAATCAAGCTGCTTACACCAACACAACAACTTTCAATGCAGCGACCACGAGATATATAGAAGTTACTCCATCATCACAAACTGATTTTTATTATTTATGTTATGTTCATGGAATTGGCATGGGTGGTATTTTTGATATCACCTCTACAACATGGGGCGCGTTAGATTGGTCCGAAGGATTATGGGGAGAACAAGGAAATTTAAATACAAGTATTACTGGAATGTCATTAACCAGTGCTACTGGAAATGAGTCGTTAGCCGCTAACGCAAACGTATCTGTTTCAGGGATTGCACTTGCATCATCTGTGGGAACTGCAGTAGGCGGAGCTTCATTCTTGATTACAACAACAGGTCAAGCAGCTTCACTATCTGTAAATTCAGTTATTGCTGGAACTGGAGATATTGTAGGCTTAACAACCGCTGGTTTATTAACCTCATCTATCGGTTCAGTAACTGCTGAAGGAATTATTGAAGTTGGTTGGGGTGGAGATGCGTGGAACTTAAACGCGTGGGGTCAATTACAACCATTTGAAACTGTAACTGGACAATCTTTAACAACCGCTATCGGTTCAGAAACAGTAACTGCAAACGCAGATATTTCAGTATCGGGACAGGCATTAACATCATCAATAGGTGATGACATTTCAGGTACATCACACACAGAGTCAGTGACGACTGCTGGTCTGTTACAAACTTTTTCTGAATCAAGTGTTATTAATATTGGTGTACCAGTTACGGGAAGCTCAGCTTCTATGTCTGCTGGGCAAACAACAATTGATCCTGAATTTTTAATTGGTGCTGGTTGGGGAAGAGATACTTGGGGTAATCAAAGTTGGGGTCAAGCAGATTCAGTATCACTTACTGGACAAGCTTTAACATCAGCAATAGGAACTCAAACCGTAAAAGGAGACGTAAGTGTCTCTGTAACTGGTCAAGCTTTGACAATGACTTTTGGAGTTTACTCAGTAACTGCAGATGCAGATTTATCAATTACTGTGTCAGAGCACACAATGACTTCGTCAATAGGCTCACCATCTTTAGTACAAAGCACGAATGAATCTGTTACTGGACAAGCCGCAACATCCTCTATTGGAAATTCAATTGCTGGTCTATTTTTAGATGTTCCAGTAACAGGAACTGCATTAAATTTATCTCTTGGAAATGACAGTTTAGTACAAACCACTACCGAGTCTGTATCTGGACAAGCTTTAACGTCAAGTCTTGGAACAATCACAGAAATACCTATGGTATTAGTAGGTGTTTCTGGTTTAGCTTTATCTATATCATTAGGAGATGAAGGCACACAATCTAATGCAAATGTTGCATTAACTGGCATGTCCTTGACAAGCTCAGTGGGCAGCCCTAATATAACCTCATGGCAAGAGGTCGATCTTGGTGTAAATAACACGTGGACTACAGTTGATTTAGCAGCTTAGTTAATGTAAAATTATAAATATTAAGGAGAATTTTTTATGGCATCAACATATTCGAGTGATCTTAAACTAGAACTTATGGCTACCGGTGAAAACGCTGGTACATGGGGGGATAAGACAAATACAAATTTAAATTTAGTACAACAAGCAGTTGCGGGATTTGAACAAGTTACATTATCAAGCGGTGGAACTTTAGCTCTTGCAATGTCAGACGGAGCTTTATCAAACGCAAGAAATTTAGTTATAAAATTTGCAACAGCTTCAATAGCTGCAAGCACAATTTGTACAATACCAGATTCAATTGAAAAATTTTATATTTTTGATGCAACAGGATTAACTAATCCAACAAACCTTACAATTAAAACTGCATCTGGCTCAGGATTTACATTAGACCAAGCAAAAATTTATGCAGCTTATTCTGATGGAACAAATCTGAATGAAGTTTCTTTAGACACTTTAGGTGGCACAGTAGCTGCTGCCAACATATCAGGAACTATTGCTACAGCTCAAATTGCAGATGACGCTGTAACTTTTGCAAAAATGCAAGACACTACAACTGCTAATAGAGTTTTAGGAGCAGCTTCTGCTGGAACCATCGGTGAAGTACAAGTTGCTACTGACATGATTGCAGACGATGCTGTCACTCAAGCAAAAGTTGGTGACGATGCTGTTGGAGCTGACCAACTGGCAAACACAACTGTTTCTGCAGGAACTTACACATCTGCAACAATTACTGTCGATGCACAAGGAAGATTAACTGCAGCCTCTTCAGGATCAGCAGGTGGTGGCGCATTTGAACCAAAACAATACGCAACAAATTCAACAAACTACACTACAAGTGCGAACGCTTCTTATGTCGGTGCATTAATTTGGGCTGGCGGTGGAGGCGGATCTGGCGGAGGACAAACTGGAGGCGGTGGTAACGGAGGAGACGGAGGTTTCGGATTCTTTGGTGCACCAGTAACTCACCCAGCAACTCTCACAGTTACAGTCGGTAACGCAGGTAGTGGTGGAATGTATGGCGGTGGCGGAAATGGAACTGCGGGTAACGCGGGTAACTCCTCTTCAGTAGCTAACGTTGGAACATCCAACGCAGGTAACGGAGCTCCAAATAATACTTATCACCAAGCAGGCCCTCCTGGAAACGATGGAACAGCTCCAGGTGCTAAATTAGATATGACAAATAATTTAAGAAGTTTCCATTTAGGAACTTCTTTTGGAAATGGTGGTACCAAAGGTAATTCACCAAACGGAAGTGCTTCAGGTGGTACCAAAGGTGCTGTATTTATTTATGAAAACACAGGAGTCTAATAATGAGTAAATTAATATTTCATACAAATGATTTGAATTTTTCAGGCATTGCTACAGATGCAGATTGGACAGCTATCGGAAGCACTATTACTGGTGTAACTGCTGTTGATGTTTCTGATGAAGATTTTAATGCTGTAAGAAATTTTACTAAACAACCATCATGGGATGGTGCTACAGTCACTTATGAAGATCTAAATATTGTTTACCCAACTCAAACTGATTTAGAACTTTACATTACTAATAAAAAAGCTGCCCTTGAACAATACCAAAAAGATAGTGCATCTGATGGAAGTACATCGTGGTGGAAAAAAGACGAGTGCGCTGCGTATATAACAGTGTTAGAAAATTTTGATGCTTCAACTGTTACTTATCCACATACAGGGTCGATTGAAAAACATTGGGACGACACAGGCGTTACTTGGATTTCTGGATTGCAAATAATATAAATTAAAGTATATATGTTGGATGCCCATCAAGATCCAATTTCTTGCACGACCAGAATATGTTGATCTAAAAGCCTTTCATCCTAAACCCATAAAAGTAAATATTCCACAGTGGTTTAAAGAATTAGAACATACTAAAGAAAAAAGAACAATTAAAGGGTGCATACCTTTTCTAGATAGCTTGACATCTGGATACAGTCTTTACACACCACAAGATATTTCAATCGAACATAATATGCATAACGAAAAAACAGGTGAAAGAGATAGTTTTAGTAAGTTTTCTTATGAAGCTTTGAAAGACTGGGTAAACAGTATGGGTTTGAATTTGAATACCAATAATGGTGATGTTCATCCAATAAATCAAGTTGGTGATAAATGTCCTTTCGCTCATGAAAACAAACATCTACCATTTTATAAAATTTTAAATCCGTGGATTATAAAAACACCACCTGGATATTCCTGTTTATTCACAACACCTTTAAATAATTCAGACGATAGATTTTTTACTTTATCAGGTATTGTAGATACAGATACCTACACATTACCTGTAAATTTTCCTATTGTTTTAAACGGAGATAAATACCCATCTTTGAATACATTAATTAAAGCTGGAACTCCTTATGTTCAAGTAATACCATTTAAAAGGGATGAATGGCAAATGGAGATTGGATACACCAAACAAGATCCACATATAACAGTCTTATCTTTGTCTAGATGGTTTATACATCAATATAAAAATATTTTTTGGAAAAAAAAGTCATGGAAATAAAAAATTATATTCACACCTATGAACAAGTTATGAAAGAACAAGCTGTAGACGTATTAATAAAAGTGTGTGATGATTTTGAATATCAAGAAGCATGTGTTGTAAGCGCAGGTAAAACTATAACTAATAAAGAAGTACGAAACGTTTTTACAAAAGAATTAGTAAGATTTTCAAAATCAATGACAGAAGTTCATTGGTCAAATTGGTTAACAAAAGTTTTTAGAGAGTTGATGTTAGATTGGATGAAAAGAAACGACATCCCTACTGGATCAATAATGAATATTGAAAACATTCAATTATTAAAATACGAAGTAGGTGGACATTACAAATGGCATTTTGATCAATGTTCTACACTCAATAGACAATTAAGTGGTATATTTTTTTTAAACGATGATTATGAAGGCGGTAATATAGAGTTTGCATTTCCAAAAAGTAATGATTCTATGTCAATAAAACCCAAAAAAAATAGTTGTTTGATTTGGCCCTCTGGTTTTCTATTTCCTCATCGAGTAACACCAGTAACAAAAGGAACAAGGTATTCAGTTGTATGTTGGGCACATTAAAAGATTTTAAATATAAATTAATAAAAAATTTTATATCTCAAGATGAAGTAAATTTGATTGATAGATATATGTTAATGACTCACGTAAATAATGAAACTGATTTTGATAATATTCAATCAGACGTTTACGATACAATGAAATATGGAGACGTATTAGCTGAGTCCTTAATGTTAGTATATCAAAAGAAAATGGAGGAGATTTGTAATCTTAAACTTTTACCAACTTATAGTTTTTTTAGAACTTACTCTAAATACGCAGATTTAAAAAAACACACTGATAGACCTTCTTGTGAAATATCAGCTACAATAGCAATTGGTTCTGATGGAACTAAATGGCCTATATATATGGAAGGTGCTCCTGTTGTTATGGAGCCAGGTGATGCTTGTGTTTATCTTGGATGTGAGTTAGAACATTGGAGAGAACCTTTTGAAGGAGATTATAGTAATCAAATATTCATACATTATGTGGATGCAAACGGACCAAACAAACATTTAAAGTTTGATCAAAGACCAACCTTAGGAGTTAACAAACCATGATATTTAAACAAAGCCCAAAAGACGGATCAGCAGACATTGAATTTTCAGATGCTGAAGTTGAGATAATTAAAAGACATAAAAGGATACATTTTACACCAGAATCATTCAGACATTTTGGCAATCATTTAGTAGCAATAGTTGCATCTTTTCAAAAGCATTTTCAACCAGAAGTAAGAAAAATTATATCAAAAGATAACACAAATGCAGAGGGCACAGAACCAAAAAAACCCGAAAGCCTTTAAACAAAGCTATCTATGTAGTATAATAGCCTATGCCTTTAAATAGTGTAAATATTAGACCAGGATTTAACAAACAAGTCACAGAAACAGGAGCCGAAGGTCAATGGACTGATGGGGATAATGTTAGGTTTAGATATGGATTACCTGAAAAAATAGGTGGATGGAGACAATTAACTTCTAATACACTAGTAGGGGCTGCAAGAGAGCAACATATATGGTCAGATCTTGACGGTAGATCCTATGCTGCAATAGGAACTCACAAAGCTTTGTTTGTATATTATAGTGGTGCATTTTATGATGTCACCCCACTTGATACAGCAATAACAGGTGCCACTTTTACTATTTCCTCTACATCTGCTCCACAAACCATTACTGTAAATAAAACCTCACACGGTTTAGTAGCTGGAGATTTATTTACATTTACAAGCGTAACTGTTCCCACTGGATCAGGATATGCTACAACACTTTTTACCGATAATCCTTTTGAAGTATTATCAGCAACAACAAACACGTTTACAATACAAGTATCCTCTGCTGCATCAGGCACAACAACGGCCACCGGAGCAGCGACCATTAATCCGTATGCACAATTTGGACCGTTAACACAAACATTTGGTTTTGGTTTTGGAACTGGACAATACGGAGGTACGGTTTCAGGAGCTTTGACCACTACTCTAAATGGAGCACTAACAGCTTCCGGTGGTAACAACGGTTCTGTAACCAATATAACTTTGACATCGACCACTGGATTGCCTACTTCAGGAACCGTCTTAATTGGAGCAGAGCTTATTACTTATAGCTCAATTAGCAGTAATGACATTGTTATAGCATCAAGGGGAGCTTCAGGAACTACAGCAGCGTCACACAGCAACTTGGCGACAGTAACAGACGCATCTAACTTTATTGGATGGGGACAAGCGACTACGACTTCTACAGTTGTCCTAGACCCTGCTTCATGGTCTTTAGATAATTTTGGTGAACAATTAATTGCTACAGTAAAAAATGGTAAAACATTTTCTTGGAATCCAATTCATGCTGATCCCAATGCACTCTCTACTAGAGCCGTCATTGTGACAGGAGCTCCAACAGCATCAGTAATGTCAATAGTTTCAGAGAGAGATAGGCATATTATTATGCTAGGCACAGAAACAACAATAGGTGACACTGATACACAAGATAAAATGTTTATTAGATTTTCAGATCAAGAAAGCAAAAGCACTTATACGCCAACTTCAACTAACACAGCAGGAACTTTTAGACTTGACTCAGGTACAAAAATTGTTGGAGCTGCAAAAGGTAAAGACTATATTTTAATTTTGACGGATACGGCTGCATACATCATGCAGTTTGTAGGCCCACCTTTTACTTTTTCTATAAGACAAGTAGGTTCTAACTGTGGTGCTATAGGACAACATTCTATGGCTTTTGTTAATGGTGCTGTATATTGGATGGGACAGTCAGGTGGTTTTTTTGTATTTGATGGTACTGTAAAAGGATTACCTTGTCTTGTAGAAGACTTTGTATTTTTAGATACAGGCGACAACCTAGGTATAAACTATACTGCAGGTGAAATAGTATATGCAGGAATTAATAATTTGTTTTCAGAAATAAATTGGTTTTATGCAAAAAATGGATCTACAGAAATTGATCGAATTGTATCTTATAATTATGATGAGAAAGTATGGACCACAGGAACTTTACCACGAACAACTTATGAGGATGCAACTATATTTGATAATCCATATGCCACACAATTTATAAGTAATGCAACTCCAACTTTTCCTACAATAATTGGAGTAACAAATACCAATGGAGCTACGACTTATTTTTCTCACGAAGAAGGCATCAACGAAGTATCTTCAACAGGAACATCAACAGCTATTGTATCATTTATTCAATCTGGAGATTTTGATCTAGATATTGAAGGTAATGGTCAATTTTTTATGAGCATGCGTAGGTTTGTGCCAGACTTTAAAGTTCTTACAGGAGATGCTAAAGTATCTATTTTATTGAAAAATTTTCCTGTGGATACGGAAACATCATCTCCACTTGGACCTTTTACAATTAACAACTCAACTCAAAAAGTTGATACAAGAGCTAGAGCAAGGTTTGCAAGTTTGAAAGTAGAAAATACATCAACTAATCAAGCTTGGCGTTATGGTACTTTTAGAGCTGATACACAACCAGATGGAATGCGATAATGATGCAAGATGAATTTTTAGCTGAATATTTAGCAAATCCAAACCTACAAGCAAAGTATGGTGATTACCCTACATTTAGAAATTTTATGATGCAACAAGCTTCAGGCATAGCACCTTTAAACAATAGTAAGGACATAGTAAAAAATAAAATAGCAGAAAAAAATAAACCGTTTGGTTTAAGAGATTTAGCATCTTTCTTACCTTTTGGTGAAAGATCTGCCACTGGTGCAATAGCTAGAATGCTAATACCACAAGAAGATCCAGTGGTAACACAATCTAGAGATTATTTTGCAGGATTGTACGGTTTAGATGATATTGGTAGAATTCAACAAGGTGATTTAATGCAAGGGTATAATCCAATAAGTGGTGGTTTTATAAATAAAATTACTGGGGGTAAATTTGGTGATCCAATAAACATTGGTTTAGATAAATCATATCAAAAAAGAATTGATGTAATTACAAATAAAGGTATTCCAAGATTACTTAAACAAGGAAAAGACCCATCCAATTTGATAAAAAGAAGAACTGAATTACAAAATCGAATGGTAGCTGATAATGCAAAACTTCAACAAATAAAATTAGCAAACGCTTCACCACAACAAATTGCAACGATGACTGCGTATAACACTGGTAAAATGGACAACATATCTAGCATTCCAGAACAGCCACAAAGTACTGGTGGTGGAGGTCAACCAAATACTACCATGGGTATGAAGGACACGTCTGCAGCAACAACTGCAAGAGATAGAATGATGGGTGCTGCTGGTAAACTATCAGGTCCACCAAGATCAGCAAGATTCAAATAGTGTTTTTCCAAAATTTAGAATTTTACGAAACAGAAAAATTTCAATATCTGCTCATTCATAAAAATGCTTGTACAAGTGTAAGAAAAACAATTGAAGATTTAAATCCTAAAATTACAAATAAAAGAAATCTAAATAAAGTTTGTTGGACTGTTATTAGAGAACCAGTTGAAAGATATATACATGGCTTAGGATATGATTTAGCTAGACATGGTTTAGATATTGATGAAATAGATGTTGAAAAAACATTTTGTTCTTATCATGAACCAAGTTCAATGGCCAGGGGAGATGTAAATCACACAAGTTCACAAATGTGTTATTTGATAAATGCCAACGTAAATTGGTATGTGGATTTAAAAGATTTAAATCTTTTTCTTAAACAACACTTTAATAAAAGTAATTTTCTCAATAAAAGTACAAGTAAATACGTGTTCGAAGATAAAAAAGAACTCGAGAAATATTTACATTTAGATATTGAGATGTATAATAGGATAAGACATTCACCCTATTGTTGGGAATGGCAAAAAGGTAAAATTTTTTAATGGCAAAAATAAATATAACAATACCAGAACCAAAAGAAAATTATGATCCATCTAACCAAAGACAAGTGTTAGAAGCTTTGGAAACTTTAAGATCACAACTAAATTTTGCTTTTCAACAAGATTTAAAAAATGAACAAGATGCTTTTAATTATTTTTTATCATGACGATTTTATATAAAAACCAAGGATTCAAACAAGCTAGCACTGGTAAGACTACAGCACTTACATGTCCTACTAATGCAACTATAATAGTTAAAAGTATTTACTGTGCAAACAACGATGCTTCATCAGCCATTCTAGTAAATATGAATCTTGTAGACTCTTCTGATTCTAATACAGAATATGAATTTTTTAGAGACGATGTTGCAGCCAAATCACAAGTTAATGCTTCACCACAAACTTTAAACCTAGAAGCAGGAGATGCAATTACAGTGCAGGCAGCTACAGGAAGTAATGCAATACAAGGTGCTATAAGTTATGCACAAATAGACAGATCACAGGAAAATGGCTAGACAAAAATTTACAAATTTTACACCTAGACCAAAACCACGTAAGAGGCCTCGAAGGCACAAAAAAAGCCTTTCAAAAGGAGAGAAAAGAGATTATAAGAAATACAACAAACAAGGAAGATAATAATGAGTGATTTACCAAAAGTACCAGCAGAAGTTAAGGAAATTGTAAAACATAAAAGAACTGGAAAAATTTATGCAGACAAAGCAGAGTTTGATGCTGATGTTGCAAATCCAGATACAGATACAACTGCTGATGATTTTAGACAAGATCTAGAAATTACAGTTGCAAAGCTTACGTTGTTTGGTAAAACAAAGGAATAATGCTACCAAGAGGCGGAACAGAGTTACAACTAGAAATGTTGTACAAGCACTGCGATAATTCTTTATTAGACCAAGTTCAAATTTGCACCTCAATACCTTACAAAGTTCCTTTAGATCCAAATAAAATAAATATACTTTGGCAAAAAAATTCTTACGACCAACCAAATCTTTTTAATTTTTTTAGCACACCAGAAAAACATAAGGAATATGATTGGTACGTTTTCAATTCTCATTGGAATTATGAGAAGTTTAGACATTATTTTAAAATACCAACTGAAAAAAGTATGGTAATTAAAAATGGATCTATACATTTTCCTGAGAGAAAAATTTATAAAAAGGGTGATCCAATTAAATTATTATATCATTCGACTCCTTGGAGAGGGTTAAGTGTGATATTAGGTGCTATGCAATATATCAAAACTCCAGGAGTAACTCTTGATGTTTTTTCAAGTACAAAAATTTATGGAGAAGAATTTCACAAAGAGAATGAACATTTATACAAACCTTTATTTGATCAAGCCGAACAATTACAAAATGTAAATTACATTGGTTACAAGCCAAATGAATATATATTGGAGAGAATAACTGATTACCAAATGTGGACACATCCTAGTGTGTTTGAAGAAACGTTTGGTATTGGGGCTCTTGAGGCGATGAGTTCTGGATTATATATGATTACAACTAATTTTGGTGCTTTGTTTGAAACGTGTTCAGAATGGCCTATTTATGTAAACTATACTAATAATTTACCTATCTTATCACAAAGATTTGCACATGCTATTGATGTAGCTTGTTCTCAACTTCATGAGAACCATATACAAGACCACATTGAAGAACAACAAAGGTTTGCAAAAAGATTTTATTCTTGGCAGAAAAAAGGAAAAGAGTGGGAAGCATTTTTGAAAGGAGCTTTAAATGAACGACAATCCCCAAGGTTATGATTTTGATGAAGTAAGAAAACCTATTTGGAAAGAAAAACCAAATGATCAACAAAAGGTATACGCTAATGAAGATACCTATCAAACTATAAAAGAATTAAAAAATACAACAGAAGAGAAGGGTGATGTGCATTTATTTATAGGCACCCCATGTCATTCAGAAGTATCTTTACATTATGTTAACGCGTTAATTAGCCTTACAAAAGCTTGCCATAAAAGAAATATCCCTATAGAATTTTCATTAATAAAATCATCCTTAGTTACTCAAGGTCGTAATTTATGTGTTTCTGCTTTTTTAGATTCACAGGCATCTCATTTATTATTTATAGATTCTGATATATTTATTTATTCATCTACAATATTCAAAATGTTGAAAGCTGATAAGGATGTTATTTCAGTACCATATCCATTGAAGGCTTTTATGTGGGAAAAAAGTTTTGAACAAATAAAACAAGGTTTAGTAAAAGATCCTTTACAGTTATCACAAGCGGGTAATACATACCCAATGAGAGTGCCTGACCGAAAAGATATACAATTAAATAACGGTGTAATTGAAGTAACTCACAGTCCTACAGGAGCAATGCTTATTAAAAGAAGTGTATTTGAGAAGATGATCAAAGCATATCCACAAAAAGAGATAATACAAAATACAGTAATTAATAGTCAATTAGTCCCTAAAAAGAATATGTGGAATTTTTTTGACACATTACATGATCCAGTAGAAAAAACATACCTTGGTGAAGATTTTGGCTTCTGTAAGCTATGGAAAGATATAGGTGGTAAATGTCATGCCTTTGTGTTGGATGAGATTACTCATGTAGGAGAACACCAATATACAGGTAAATTTGTCGATGAGTTGATAATAACCAAGTAAAATGTTATTATTTCTGTTTAGATCTAAAAAGGAGAATTTTTATAAATGCTAAACCTAATACCTTACGCGTTAGCTGCTTATGGTGGATACCAAGGATACAGATCTGCAAAAGAATCGGGAGCTTCTGGGTTAGGAAGATTATTCGGTGCAGGTATTGGTGCTTATGGTGGATACAATTTAGGAACGATGGTTCCAGGTGTTCAAGCATCTGTAGGAACAGCAGGTGGTTTTACTCCATTTAGACAAACAGATTTTGCAAAATCAATAGGAATGGGAGCACCCTCTCAAGTAGTACCAGTTGCTCCAGGAAGTCCTAAATTCTTAGCGTCACAAAATTCAGGTAAAGATCCTAGTAAGGGAGGTAATCTGTTAGATATTCTTAGAAATAAAGAGACTGGTGAATACGATCCAATGAAAATAGCTTTAGCTGCAGGTGGTGTACCATTTGCATTGGGTGCTTTTGATCAGGGCCCAGCTGATATATATATGCCAGGCTACAACATGAGTTACTTAGAACTGAAAAAACAAAGAGGTAATTATAAATACATAGACCCGGCCACCGGACAAGAAAAAGAATATGACTCAGTGTATGCTCCTGAGGAGCAAGGTCTAGGTCAAAGAAGAATGGGTCCATACTCTTTAGATGTGCAAAGATTAAACACAGGTGGTATAGCAGAAATAAAAAAATATAATGAGGGTGGTATAAACTATTTACCTTCTAAAGTTTCACACGATGAAAACGATTCAAACAATTATGTCAGAGCTACTGGCTACGTTGAAGATGGATCAGGAGCAGGAGATAAAGACGAGGATACGATGTTAGCTCAATTAGCAGACGGAGAGTTTGTAACAAGAGCAGATGGAGTATTAGGTGCTGGTATCATAGCTGGAGGAAATCCAAATAGCATTAAGGATATGAGAGAAAAAGGTGCCAAATACTTTTATGAACAACAAAAAAGATACAAACGTGTCTTTGATTTATTAAAGGAAAGTAATGGCAACAGTAA